ATAATATTTCCTGGTATTTTGAAATTTCGTTCTCGTTCGGGTTGTTTTATTCTCAATATTATTGCACTAAGATTAATTAAGAAGAAAAGGACCATCGTCATTATATTTGTTACTATAACTGAATTTTCTAGATTTCCTAATCCAAGTCCTAGTATTGATAGAATTGTTATAAAAATAATTGCATTAACAGGCGTGTTTGTTGCTGAATCGATTTTATTTAATCCAAATGGTAATTCTACGGAATCTGAAACACCTTGTATAAATCTAGATGCTCCAACATGTGTCATTAAGATTGAACCAGACATTGAAAGAAGTGCAATAATATAAACAAATTTGTGACCCCATTTACCTAATAAATGTTTTGCTAGTTCAGCCAATGGCGCTGACGATTGAGAAAGTTTTTTCCATCCAATACTAGATATTGCAGATATTCCAATTAGCATATAAATTACAGTTGCAATTAACAAACCACTCATCATTCCATTTGGAACTGTTGTTTCTGGATTTATTGTTTCTTCTGATAAATCAATAATTAGTTCAAAACCAACAAAGGCAAAATAGATGATGGCCGTTCCTAATAGTATTGATGAAATTTGATTTGTTTTTATTTTTGTAAGATCAAACATATCAGATTTTGTATTTTTTGTTAGGCCTACCAATGAGAGAACAATTAATGCAGAAACTTCTATAATTGTTATAAAATTGTTGTAATTTAAAGTATTACGTATTCCAGTATAATTAATAAATCCTAATAATATTATTACTAAGGTAGACAAAATATAACTAGGAATCTTTACATATTCTGATAAATATCCTGATAAAGCATATGCAATGCTTGTAATTGCTAATATTTCTATTATTAACAAGGTTCCCGCAGTTAACTTGGCAATTTCATCATTTATTGCTTCTTTTACAAAGTAATATTCACCTCCATTCTTTTTAAACATTGAAGCCAATTCTGAAAAACTTAACCCCGTGCATATTGCAAGAAAACCACAGATAGCAATAGAGAGCCACGTGTATTCCTTACCATATTTACTTGCTATTCCTAGAACAGCAAATATTCCCGCACCAATTGTATAGCCAACTGTTGCTAAAACAATATCTATATATGTTAATTGTTTTTTATATTGTCCCATTTTCTTTAATGATATAATATATTGTTAGATTATATCATTATTCACTAGTGCTTCTTGGTCGTTTTACACCAGTCGATTCGTTTGTTTGTTTAACACCTAGATTTTGGTCTACTTTTTCACGATAATCATGGAATGTACAAATAATACTGTCAATCAAATTTGTCATTGATGTATCACTAATATAGGTTTTTCGTAAGTTGTATAAACCGATAACAAAAATATTTATATTATTTTTATTTGCAATAGCAAAATTTTTATATCCCTCTGTTTGTGAATCCTGTGTTTTCATAGTCTCTAAAAGAAAGGTAAGAAATTTCATATATTCTTCAAACTCTTGTTTTAGGTAATCGTGTGTTTTTTTTCTATTTTGTCCTGAAAAATACCGAAGTGTTGATTGATAAGGAGTTAATTGAAAAGGTAATATTGTTGGTATTGGCATACCCAATACATTTAATCCATTATCAATTTGTATTTCATTCCTTTCTTGGTCAATCCATAATTTTGTACCTTCAACCACATGTTCAAGCACTTTAAAGTGACTATAGAAACGGTTTGTATTATAACTCATATCTGCTAAACTGTATGTTTGTTTTATGCTAGCCATCATTGATACGTTTGATATATATTGATTAAGATTTTCTGTTTGTAAAGACGCAAAAACATTATCTGATTCTAGTTTTGCATTTTCTTTATATAAATTATTACCATATAAGGAGGCATCATCGGATAATGCAACTGAATCTGTTAATTCATTCTCAACTATAGTTTCGGTTGTTACTGATTGGGCCAATAATTCTACAGGTGAATCACTTTTTATTTCATTGGTTTTTTTAACTGCTTTTATTGTCTCGTGTGGTGTCTCTTTCGTTGTTTCTTGTTCTGAAGATATTGTTTTTGTTGAAATTGTTGAACAATTTGATGTGGTTGATGACGTTACTAAGGTTTCGGGTGATGACAACACTTCATTTTCTGACGATGACGAGTTCGTAAGACATTTTTCATAAATATCGTTGAAAGACATTTTTATTATATTTATATATCTACAATTAATTAAATACTTATAAAATGTATTATTATAAATATGGAATATAATTTGGTTTATTGTTGTCATAAACTGTAATATTAAAAGCATCGTTGTATCCTTCTATATATACATTGTCACCATTATATAAACTCTCGCAACCATATTCATCTGTACAACTACGTCCATTCATACTAATTGGTAATTTTACACTATTATTTGAATCACTCATTGTATAATATTGCCATTTATCGCGGTTGGTTAATAATGGACGACCCATCAAAGGTAAGATGGTTTCATCACCATTGGTTCTTGTCATTATTCCGACTTGACGATATTGCGAGTCATGACCCTGAGTTGAAACATTAATAGGAATTCCTCTAGGATCACTTGAATTTGTTGGGAACACTCTTGAATCACGTAAAGGAGGAGCATATGGATCTCGTAAAACATCTCTATTATTAAACATATGCACAGGAAAACGGTCCATTAATGGAACATCGGGGACAGTATTTTGCGTGTTTAACCCGGCACCACTATACGTATAATTATTAGTTTTGGGTTTTACAAGTATTAAATACAATAAACCAATTGCAATAAAAATTAATAATATTGTGCAGTTTTCAATGCAAATAACACCTGGAGGACATCTTTTAGCCATTTTATAATAATTGTAGATTATTATTATAAAATTTATTCTTTCTTTTTACCACCCATCATATCAGGAACCTTTAAATCATTGAACTGCTTCATTAATCCACTTGCCTGACCCATAAGCGGTTTCATGCCTTCCATGGCTTTCATTAAATCTTTTTGATTTTTAACAAGGGTTTCAGTTTCTTTTGCTAATCCTTGAATACCGTTCTCACCAACCATATCTTCTAAATTTCCGAGAGCCGCCGTTTTTGTTGCCGCAGCATCAATATATTCAGGGTCTTTTACCTTTTCATCGGCGGGATCTTCGGTTTCATCTTCCTCATCATCTTCGGGTTCACCCGCTTTTTTGTTTTTCTTTTTCATGTTTTCATTTCCTTCTCTAAATCCTCTAGACATAAGAAGATTAGTACTAACCATAGCCATTAATAATACGACAGTCATGTTCTTGGAGAATTGATTCGCTAAAAATCCAACAAGAGCGAAGAAAACAACAGCATTAGTGTTTCCGGTTGTTAAATATCCTAAAACATTGGTTACAGAGAAAAAGAATACAACGTATAATACTATTCTATTCTTAAGAAGTCTTTTGATAGATGCGTCTAACTTCATACTTTATATATAAATAAAATATAAAATATTTTAAAAATTGATTTAACTAAAATATAAAACTGTAATAGAAAGTAATATGGAAAAAGGTATCATACTCTGCAGTATATTTCATCCTAGAGAACATGGTATTGACGAACATAGCACACCAGGTATTCTAAATAATTTTATTGTTGAAGATATAATAAGAAAAAAAACTTTTTATAAATTCAATAAGAATGAATTAAAGAATGTAATGTTATTGGGTGGACTTCATTATCATCAACAAGAACGTGAGAACGCAGTAAAACGTATATATAATATGCACCCAACTATTCGAAACTATAAAAAACTATGTAAGCAAGAATATCTCGGTAAATATCGTTTGGAAATTGGAAAATATGAAATCTTACATGGCGAGGAGATGGTTTGTTATCTTACCACGTTTTGGTTAAGAATATTTCAACGTATTTGGCGCAAACGTTATGAACTGCGACTTCATACAATTAAAAATTTATATAAACGCCAGATTTATGGACGTCTTCCAATGAGATAAATAAATTATCAAGTAAGGTAACTTATTTATTTTGATTTAAATAAAAAACGAATAGTTCTGCGGTGCTTTTTTTTATGTTTTTTATTTTTATTTTTATTTTTAAAACTTTTTCCCGCTTTTTTCTTTCTTTTTTTTAGTTTAAGTTCTCCATCCAACAATTTACCACCGTATAAAATATTCTCTAATTTATTCTCTAAATTATTTCCGGCTTTCTGTTTGACAGGTGAAATCATTTTCGCCGCATCATCATTACTTATTGTAATAATTACGGGAGATTTGCGTTGACTCTCACTGCGGCTTTTAGGCATTTCCGATAAGTCCTTAACAGTTTTAATCGGTTGTTTTCTTGTAGTATCCTGTAAATCTTTCATTGCATCATTAATAGCCATTAATACTTCTTGCACATTATTCATTTCTTCATTTTCGTCTGCTTCATGTTTTTCAATTTCTTTTTGTAACATATCAGAAAATTTTATTTTTTCTTCACGAATTGCATCACGAATAACATCTTTATTACTAGTTTTCATTATTGACACTTGATTTTCTCTAGTATTGCGTAAAGAACCAATTGCGCTAGATAATTCGCGGGCATGTTTTTTTGATATTTTGTTGTGATACTTATGCAATGAACGTAAACGTTTTTTCAATTCGTCCTTGGTTAACTCCCTTGAATTTATTACTTTCATTAAATTTTTAGAAAATCGAGTTGATGATGTAGTAAAGTCATCAACAAGTTCATCAACCGAATTTTCTATACCCATATTTAAATTGTCAATACCTCCAGCCGCTTTTGTTAGTGTGGCATCATCGGCGTCATCATCCTTATGTTTTGTTAAAAAATCAGAAACACTCTTTTTATGCTTTATTGAATGATTTTTACATTCATTAATGTGTAATCCAAGTTTTTTAACAAAGACAGTTACTTTTTCTAATTCATTTTCAACCATGACCATTGTTTTATTGCACATATTGCGCTGCTTTATAAAACCATCCATCATGCTACTAATTTTTTTCAAATTATCAATAATATTCATATCTTCGCTCATGTTGTATATACTATACTATTATAAATTTTCATTTATTATTTATTTATCTTCAACAACTAATGTTAACTTGGCTAAACTGCTTTTTATATTATTTAACAAACCTCCAATTCTTTTCTGCTGATTATAAATTTCATTTAATTCTGTTTCACTTCTTTTCTCTTCTAATGATTCATCTAAATATTGTAACAATCTGTTGTTTGCGTTTATTTGCTCTTCTTTTTCCTTAATTTTGTTATTGAAATGTGTTTTAAATGGTTGTAATATTAGCGTGTCATTTCCGGCCATATTTTTAAATGTTTGGAACTTTTTAATTAAATCCTCTTCCTGATCATGCTGTAACCCTCTATTTCTTAGAATAGATTCATCAAAATTATTAGGCGAATACATATTACAATATCACTATAATAAATTTGATATAAAATATATGTTTAAATTTTAACTTCTAAAGATTCAACATCTTTATCTAAATATATTTTTGCTTTAAAATACATGTCTTGTAAAAGGTAACATGAAACTTTAAAAACATATATTTATCAATGAAGTATCATATTATATTTTTAAACATAAATTTTTTTATTTCACTACATCTGCCTACATAATATTATATTTTTACATAAATAACTAATATAAGTACTTCATATGTTGTAAACAATTAACAAACAAATATAAATATCTAATTCTAGTATATTTAGGATGTCTAAAATTGTCTATGAACCCTTACTGAGAGAAAACGACCAACGGTACGTTATGTTTCCAATAGCAGACGCTGACATTTGGAAAATGTATAAAAAGATGCAGGATTGCTTTTGGAGAACGGAAGAAATCGATCTATCAAAGGATCTTGTTCATTGGAATGGATTAAACGATAATGAGCGCCATTTTATTTCTATGATTCTTGCATTTTTTGCAGGAAGCGATGGAATTGTTGTTGAAAATCTTGGAACTCGATTTATGGGAGAAGTTCAACTTCCAGAGGCTCGCTCTGTATATGGTTTTCAACTTATGATGGAAAATATCCATAGTGAAACATATTCATTGTTAATTGATAGTTACATTAAAAACAATGAAGAAAAAAACAAATTATTTCGTGCAATTGAAAATTTTTCATGTATTAAAAAGAAGGCAGATTGGGCTATTAAATGGATTCAAGATAAAAAGAGTACATTTGCAACTAGATTAATTGCTTTTGCGGCAGTAGAAGGAATTTTCTTTTCGGGTTCATTTTGTTCTATTTTTTGGTTGAAAAAACGCGGATTAATGCCTGGATTAACATTTTCAAATGAACTTATTTCTCGTGATGAAGGCATGCACACAGATTTTGCTGTACTTCTTCATAATAAATTACATAATAAAGCAAGCAAGCAACAAGTTTACGAGATTATTAAGGAAGCCGTAGAAATAGAAAAAGAATTCATATGCGAAGCGCTTCCATGTCGTCTCATTGGTATGAATTCTAAATTAATGAGTCAATATATTGAATTTGTTGCCGACCGTCTTGTCGCTCAACTTGGTCTTGATAAGATTTATAACTCTTCGAATCCATTTGAATTTATGCAAATGATTTCTGTCGAAGGTAAAACAAATTTTTTTGAAAAACGTGTTGGTGAATATTCGCTTTCAGATGGAAAGAAAGACGAAAGCCTCTTTGATGATCTTGATGCTGAATTTTAATTAATCAATGAAATTTGGTCGTAAAGCCATTCGTTTATCTTTTGACTTGTTGAGCGAAGATCACCCAATTCTGTTGCGATACAATCACCACAAACAGTTTTCATTATTTCATTACCAAATTCATCAAATGTACTAGTTGGAATATACTGCACCCAACCCTCTGCTTCGTCAATCCAAAGAATATCGCAATCGCAACAAGAGCAACTGTCTATCGCTTTGCATCGCATTATTATGTGTAAATATAAGAAATTATCCGCGTAAATCGTGTTCTTTAAGTTCGTATTATCAATGTTTTAATACTTTTTTGAATTAATTTAAATCAATTTTTTGAAAAGTATTAAAAATTTAGGAAATTTAAATTTATAATTAAAAAATTATATAAAAAAATATATTAAAAAAATTATAATATTTTCAAATAGAAATGGACCAAGTTCATTCTTCAACCGAACATACCACCCCCGAAGTTTCTGAAAAAGAATCTTCGCCACAGGAAACTACGTGCAAAGGCGCGTACGAAAGCACTCTTATCATCAACTCCGTAGAATTTTCCCAAGTTGCCCAAAAACTCCGTTCGTTTTTTCTTGCTAGAGGATTCATTGAAGCCCATCCGCAGAACCGTCTTAGTATCTTAGCCGCTTGCGAAGACCCGTACACTGTTGCCACCTTCGATTATGCCAACAAGGTCTGGCCGCTCCCGCAAACTGGCCAAATGTGGCTCGAATACGAACTCTTAAAGAACCCGTCTGCGGCTGGATTCTTTTGTTTATCGACCAGTTACCGCCACGAACCGAACCCGGTAGAGGACCGCCATGACCTTATTTTCCCGCTTTTTGAATTTGAAATGCACGGCGGAATGGAAGATCTTATCGCTATGGAAAAAGATCTTCTTGTTCATCTTGGATACGATGCCTCTAAATTCGTTCGTGGATCGTACACTGATGTTGCCAAGAAGTATGAAGTTGAGGAACTTGAACACGAACATGAAACCCGTATGTACGAAGATTCTGATGGCACCCCCTCTTTCTTTTTAACTGACTTTCCCGAACTTACTAGCCCGTTCTGGAACATGAAGAGAGGTGATGTTAACGCTAACAAAGTTGATGTTATCATGAGTGGTCAAGAAACTATTGGCTCGGCTGAACGTGAAACTGACCGTGAAGTTATGCGTCATCGTTTCGAAACGATTAGCGAAGGTGGATACAAAGCGAAATTATTTGAATTATTTGGTGAAGAAAGAACTATGGCTGAAATGAAGGAATATCTTGAGTTTGACTTCTTTAAACGCTCTGGTGGTGGCATTGGAATGACCCGTCTCATCCGCAGTATGAGAAAAGAAGGACTCCTCACTGATACCAGTGCTTAATTTTTTATAAATTAAAAATTATAACTTAATTTATAAAAATTTCTTTGTTGGATAAATAAATCCATACCAATTTGTATATTTTTTCATCTGTTCATATTGTTCAAGCAATTCTTTATTACGCATTTTTTTTTGGTGCTTTTTTTTCTGTTTCTCCTCTTTTTTACGTATTTTATAATCTATATCAAAACTTTCAAGTTTTGTAAATGTTGTCATACTTTTATAATGTTAGAAAATAATATAATTAAAACAAAATAAAGTACTTTTGAGAAATATATTTAATATTAATATCAATATAAACTTTTTAAAGAAAAATAATATATTATGATTACCGTTAATATTGTTGGTGGATTAGGTAACCAATTATTTCAAATTTTCACAACAATTGCATATGCAATTGATAATAAGGCTGCATTCTGTTTTCCATTACGTAAACAAGATGCACATAAACGACAAAGTTATTGGAATGAAGATTCTTTTTTACATGCATTATCAATCTTTGTAACACCCAACTATATGAATTTTTCACATTATAACGAACCTTATTTTAATTACAAAAAAATACCTGATTTGAACTCACAAGTAAATCTCTATAGAGGAGGAAACATTTATTTGAACGGATATTTTCAAAGTTATTTGTACTTTGTAAAACATTATGATATAATCTGTAAAATGATACGACTTGAAGAAAATATGAAGTTAATAGAAAATAAATGTAAACACATTTTTTCTAGTGAAAACAGATTAAATTCACATATTGTATCTATGCATTTTAGATTAGGTGACTACAAAAATTTACAACAATATCATAATTTATTACAAAATGATTACTATGTTTTTGCATTAAAAAAAATTATTGAAAGTACACTGAATGAGAAAAAAAATTATTTAATAGTTTATTTTTGTGAAAAAGAAGACAACAAAACTGTAACAGATAGAATAAAAACAATAGATAAATTAATACATAATGTTTTTCCTGATATTACAATAACATTCATGAAAGCAGATGATGAACTAAAAGATTGGGAACAAATGTTAACAATGTCTTTATGTGAACACAATATTATTGCAAATAGTAGTTTTAGTTGGTGGGGCGCTTATTTTAATAGTAATAGTTCAAAAATAGTTACATATCCACCAACATGGTTTGGTCCATCCCTTATGCATAATACAAAAGATATGTACCCTCCTAATTGGGAATGTATTAAAACGTAAATAAAATAAATTAATATAAATAAAATTATTTATATTAAAACAAATGAAACTTCTAGTAATTGGTGATCTACATCATAAAAATAGATATGGCTTAATCCTTATAATCAATCATCTAGGTTGGGAAATTAAATTTGGTGGTCTACACGATATACCTGATTTTGATGTAATATATTCTCCATCTGAACCCATTGATGGTAAAGAATATCCTAATAAAAAATTCATATTTGGACCTCATTTTTCTGTATTTCCAGATAATAAAATAAATATGATTCATAATGATAATTCAGTTTATATTCAACCAAGTAAATGGGCCGCTGAGACGTGGATAAATATGCTACCAAAAGATAAATTACGAATTGTTGCACAACCATTTGCCGTTGATACGGGAAAATTTTCACCAGATAATTCACTAAGAAATAAGGTAATGATTTATTATAAAAGGAGACAACCTGAAGAAGTACAACGTGTTGTCAAATATTTACGCGCAAAAGGAGAAAGTTGCCGTATATTTAATTATGTTAGCGGTTATGATGAAGAAGATTACATAAAATATTTACGTGAATGCAAATATGCTGTTATTGTAGATGCACATGAAAGTCAGGGTTTTGCAATTCAAGAAGCAATGTCTTGTAATGTTCCTCTTTTAGTTTGGAATGTACGAAGTATGAATCAGGAATTTGGTGCAGACTATAATGATATTCCAGCAAATACTATTCCTTATTGGCATGAAAAGTGTGGTGAATTTTTTTATGATGAAAAAGATTTCGAAAAAACTTATGAAAAATTTATGATTCGGTTGGATGATTATCGCCCAAGAGAATATGTAATAGATAATTTAGGTTTTTTGGCATGTGGTAACATTCTAAAAGCAACAATCGCATCTATAAATATTTAATTTTTATACACGATTTATATTAATTAAAATATTAATAAATATAAATGAATAAGCAATTTATAATTGTAATAATATACATTATTTTTTTACATTTTAATAAAGCATATATACGATTATATCCAAGTATTCCAGTATACCCTGATAGTAATAAAGAAGTTAAATTAGTTCAAAATCTAATGACTGAAAGGAATGTTAATGATGTAATTCTTTTCCATAAAACTAATAAATCTGTTAGTTCCGCCTTTCTTCCATATGTTGACTTAGATAAAAAATCTATTGATGATATACTTTTTAGTCAAAATCATATTATTTACTTTTTTAAATATACAATCAACAGAATAAGACCTTATCAACTAGGTATAATTCCTATTGACATATCAACTGCGCAAACACCGTCTTATCCTGCTGGTCATGCTTATCAAGCATATCTTCTCGCTAAAAAATTATCACAAATATATCCACATAAAAAACAATTATTAGATAATATCGCACTCGAATGTGACATGTGTCGGATCAAGGCTGGTTTGCATTATCCTTCAGATGGAGAGTTTTCACGAAAATTAGTTGATTACTTTAATTAATGTTAATTTTGTAACGTAGTTGGCATTAAACCCAAATTACTTCCTTGTTTAAAAAAATCATCTATTGTCCAATAATGTTTAAAATCGATATTATTTTCTAGAAAATTACACATGTAATAATCAAAAGGAACACCATAATTTTTTTCAGTATTCATAAAATTAAGAAATTTAACAATAGAATTATATTTCCATAAAAAACTGTCCGTACACCTTGTACTGAATTTGCGAATTAAGCGGAATTCGCATTTTTCATCAGATAAATCTTCAATATATTTTTTGTTTTCACTTGTATTATTTACAACAAATTTTATAAGTTCATTATTATATGGTTCAATATTTAACATTCGAAAACCTGTATTAAAGCGAATAACAGGGATACCTCCCTCCCCCCCCCATCCACCACAATCAGCGTATCCTACATGAATCAAATCCCATTCTTTATTTCTAATAAATTCCAAAAATTTATTTAGTCTTTTTATTTCTTTACCTATCATTGCATCACTTTCAAAAATAAAAAATAATCCATCTTTATAATTTTTTTCAATATCTTCAAGAACACTTTTATAATTCAAAAATAAAGACAATTCAGCCTTTTTCATTGGCTGACGTCCCATTCGAACGACCAACTGATTTGAAATATTTTTATTGTAAATCTCTTGAGTAATTGTATGTTTATATGTCGGACTTATATATGTAATAAAATCTTCATGAACTCCTTCTTTTTTAAATAGTTCATGTAACATTTTGCACCTTTCAGGTTCAAATTTAGGATTAGAAACACAATAAATTCTGGAAATGTGTTTCCAGTAATTAGGATTTAATAAACAACGAATATCTCTAGCAATATCTTCCAGTGTTCTAGTTAATTTATTTTCATTATTTGGAAATACATTACTATTTACTATATTTTTCCACGTAGAATCGTTTGATTTTATCATAAGCATTTTCTTAATAACATTATCAATATCGGAATCACTGCCGTCTTTTAATGTAAGAATACGTTCATTGTTAATATATTGATGAACGTGAGTTGAACCCCAATAAACCGGAATCGTTTTGGCGCGCAATCCATGAATTACTTTTTCAGTTATGTAAGTGTCTTCGTGACTATTTTCCATAGAGATCACAAATTTAAATTTGCTGACAAAATCCGAAAACTCCTTTGTATTATATGGTGCTGGACAGGCTATTCCAATATTATTTTTATATCTACCAGCATATGTAATGTGCATCTTTTTTTCAAGTGTTTCTAAAAATTTATTGCGGATTATCCCTCGTGGATTAGAAACAAAAACGCAAACATCTTTTTCAGGAACGTCCTCTCTTTTTTCTTTATGTTCTAATAATTCAACAAATTTATTTGTATAAATATACGGTACAAATAATGGTACATTAATAACATTTTTATGGTTTCTTTCTCCCCATAAAACACATGTATAGTCATCTTTATTGCATTTCATCGTAGATTCACCATTAAATAAATATGTATGTATCCATGATTTAGCGTCCCTTTTACTTGTAGTTCCAATTAACATATCGAACTCACATAAATGACTACTATTTTCAAGTGTTCCCACAAAACATTTTTCATTATAAACTTTTTCAAACAATTCTAAGAAAAATTCAACATGTAAACCCGGATTTTGCTTATTAAAAAAACCTGAAAACCAACCATTAAAAAATATGTTCATTTGTAATAATATTGAATTATTAATTTAAGTTACTTTATTTTTAGAGTTGTTTTTCTATATATTTCCACAACACCGCAAATAACGAACCTTGAATACCGTTCGAAATTATTTTTATTTTAAGACCACGACCAAATAAAGAAGATAAACCATCATTCGAAATTATCTCTTTAATAGATGTTCCATATGATATTGGTAGAGGATGAGTTTGTCTATACGTTTTAAGCACTCTAATTGAATTAGAACATGTATCTGAGATGGCTGATGCAGAAAATCCAATAAATGCATTTTTTGATAAGTTTCCGATTACAGTTTCCTGTTCTGGTATATATTTCTGTAAATAATTATACGTAAAAAACCACGGGTAATGTCCAACAAAGGTAGCGCTTGCTGAACCAAGTGCCCCGTACCACAAAATAGGTAGACCTCTTGGAAATCCACCGGTATTTCTAAATTTCTGTCCAATTTTTTTTAGACCAGATTTGCCTTCAACTTGTAATATTGTTTTACATGTGTCAATTGGTGTTGATATAATTCGAAATAATGATGCTGTAGATGATGCTAATAATGTTTTTGTACCAACATTTAAATCTTTAGTTGATTCATTTGAATTTAATAATGCCATTGTTCCAGAATTTGCAAAGGTATCTCCAAATCGAGACCAAGGACCTTGAATAATAGCGAATCCAAATCCTCTGTAAAATCGCAACATTCCACCATCACGATAAAGTGTAGTAAGTGATTGTATACCAGTTGTACCATATCGATATTGGTAATTCACAGTTGTTCGTAATGGCATTAATGTACATATGTTAATAACCATAGCAATTCCACCTGAAATTCCACCACGAAAAGCCTTGTCTATGCTAGTTTTTAACATTTTTGAATTATCTAATTTATTATTCGTCATTTTAATATTAAAATAGTGTAATATTGTAATATTTTTAATTAATACGAATTTAAAAGATATAAATGTAATCATTAGTATAATAAATAATGTATTCAAACAAGTTTTATAATAAATACAAAAAAGACATATATTCACAAAATGGTGAAGATGGAATTATAGAAGAATTACTAAAAAGATTAGATATTAATAGCGGATGGGTTTGTGAATTTGGTGCATGGGATGGAATTCATTTATCAAATACCTTTAATCTTGTTAAAAATAAAAATTTTGATGCTGTATTTATTGAAGGTGATGATAATAAATATAATGACTTAATTAAAACAGTTGAAGAATATAGAAGAATTGTTCCAATTAGAGCATATGTTGATCATAATGATACATCCAATTCATTAGATAATCTTTTACAAAGAACACGAATTCCAATTGATTTTGATATACTTTCAATAGATATTGATTCTTTTGATTATCAAGTTTGGAAGAGTTTAAAAGTTTATAAACCAAAAATTGTAATAATTGAAATTAATTCTGGGGCAAAAGTAAATGACCCAAATTATATTCATACACCGGGTAAATATCAGGGCACTGGTTTTAAACCTACTTATGATTTGGGATTAGAAAAAGACTACAAATTTGTATTACATACAGGAAATATGTTTTTTATTAGATCGGAGTTATTTGAAAAATTAAATATTACATATGATAATCCCTTAGAAAATTTTATAACTAAATGGGGTGGTGCAATATAGTTTCAATTTATAATTGTTAATGTTTGATTCGAGTAGCCCAAAATGGATATTTGTCTTTTTCTGGTACAGACCAATTTGGAACACTAGATGTTTGTAATGCATAATATATAGTTTCATCAATATCCAATAATACAGAACCATATTTTTTAAATATATAATTTTATAGGTTATTAATTAAATTATTTCATCAAAGGATCAATATAAACCTTCTTAAAAAC